AAGGCAAGCATCGCCCGACTACAAAGCATGCAACGAAAACTAGAAGAAACAATTCAATCAAAACAGATTACAAATGTCTAATTACAAATTCAAAACAACCAACATCCGTGGTAAGCAGTACGTCGAAGTCAACGAGCGTATCAAGTTCTTTCGTCAAGAAGACCGATACAAGGATTGGACGATCATGTCCGAGTTCACCGTCCTTACCCCAGAGGATTGCGTATGTAAGACAACCATCGCAGATGCTACTGGACGTGTTATTGCCACTGGACATGCACACGAAGTGCAAGGTGCATCTAACATCAACAAGACCAGCTACGTTGAGAACTGCGAAACCTCAGCTGTTGGACGAGCCCTTGCTATGCTTGGAATCGGAATCGACACTTCTATTGCGTCAGCTAATGAAGTCAATGACGCAATCGCCAAGCAAGAAAGCACGACGTCCAAGAAGGTCAAGCAGGTACAAGAGAAGTTCGACACCGAACCACCTGTAAACATCATGGACAAGGCTGTTGCTTACATCAAGTCGCAGACCGACAAGAAGAAAGCTTTCCAGTCTATCATGGACAAGTACGAAGACTCGCTGACTGCTGGACAGATTGCTGGCCTCCAAAAGTTTGTGCGATGAGGAAGGAGCGATGGAACGGTCAGACGTGGTACATGCCACTCGATCAGACACGCACCAATGAAAAGCTTTATGAGCGATTCCGTGAACAATGCTTGAAATCGAAGATGCCCAAACACTGGGTGGACGTAGAGAAGGAGGGCAACCCTGATTTTTCGGGGTTGTTCTTCGTCAAGCAGAAGGAATTCCCTGCGGAGTTTAACATCGCTGAGTTCTTCATCAACCGAAAGGGCAAGCGATTCTGGCTACTACCCTCACCGCCTACTGAGTGGGCAGAGATTGAGACTTACGAATACACTTACGAAGACGGAACACCAGTATACGATGAATTTATCTGAACAACTACAAGAACGGTACGGCAAGTCACACCTGTCGTACTCCTCGCTGAAGCAAGCGCTGGGTGACATGGCGCAGTTCGACCGCTACATGAAGGGAGAGCTGAAGTACAAGTCCGATGCGTTAGACTTCGGTACATTATACGATATGCTGCTGTTCGAACGTGAGCAAGCATTCGAGAAATACATCGTGATGTCTGACAGCCAAGTAATGGCTAGGCTTTCAGATAAGGCACGAAACTCGAAGAAACCATCGATGACCTCTGAGTACAAGGCTGTTGTTGCATCCATGAAGACGGAGGCTCTCGAAGAAGGCAAGACGATTGTCTCTAGTGATGACTGGCAAATGGCGAACGATATGATCGACCGTCTCGCCACTTGCGGCTTACTAGATACATACCTGGCGGGAGACTACCAGGTGGGATTCCTTGAGGAACTGAACGGTGTTCAGGTCAAGGGATTCCTCGACTGCCTGGGTGACGGATTCATCAGCGACAGCAAGTCAGCGCGTAGTGCGGAGAAGTTCCGCTATGCAGTGCGCGACTTCTGTTACGACATCCAAGCATACATCTACACGAAGGTCTTTGGAATCAAAGATTTCTACTGGGTGGTGCAAGAAAAAACATATCCTTACCTGCCAGCATTGGTCAAGTGTACGGATGAAACATTATTCACTGGGGAAATGAAATTCAACGATGCAATCAATCGTATCAGGCATTTCATGCGAGAAGATTATGACCCCGTAAAAGATTATTTGCAGTATGAAGTATAAAAAACCAATCAAACGGTTGCTGTTTGTTTCAGCAGCCATTATCTTTCATGTCTTATTTACTAACTTTCTTTACAAATGAGTGATCAGAGCAAGAAGTACGAGAGTGTTCTCGTAGGCTGGGCAGACGAGCCTAGCTACAATGACAACGGCGAGTTGATGGGGTGGTCTTTCCGCCTCAAGGACAACGAGCTAAAGGACTGCATTGACCAATACACCACCAAGCGTGATGCTAGCGGTCAAGGCGGTAACGTTCGATTCCGTCTCTTCATGTCGAAGAACGGCAAAGCATGCCTCAGCGTGTGGGACCCGAACAGCGAAGCGGCGCAAGAGCGTCGAAACAATACGGCTAAAACAGAGGATACCGAGACTATCCCGTTCTAAGCATAGTGGTTTTCAGGTTAGCAGGGGGGTGCAGGCGAAAGTCTCACCCCCTTTCTTTCCTCTTATCTTTACGCCATGGGTCAACCAATCTATTACATGACTGGGAGGGCTACGTTCATTAAGAACAAGCACCCCCAGAAAAGAAACGTGTGGATTGTAAGCAAATATGATAACCCCAGGGATATTATGAAGCATGACAAACACACTATGTACAGGCTCGATCAGGAGCTGCTTACCCCAAAGGCTAAGCAACGAGCTATCATAATTGATAGGGTCGATAACATTAAGCAAATAGGAACCACTGTAGATGTCAAAGAAACACAGCGATAAACAGATAGGCGGAGGCCATTACAAGCACATGAAAATTCAGCCAACTGAATTCATAGCTGCTAATGACATACCGTTCATCGAAGGGAACGTAATCAAATACGTGTGCAGACACGCCCACAAGAATGGGAAGGAGGACGTTCTAAAAGCAATCCATTACCTGAACTTACTAATTGAATACCACTATGAGAGTAACGATGTTCGAGACCCTGTACTCGAAGAAGGCTTACCACATGCCGATAGCCAAAGCCCTGAAGCGAATCAAGGAGGGCGATTCTGCAACGAAGATTGAAACAATACGCAATGGAGGAGAACAAGCTAAAGATTTTAAGAAGTCCCTACCTGTCGTCCTCTTCTCAGGGGAATTTGAAACACGTAATGACAATGCGCTTGCGCGTCATAGCCAATTCATTGTACTCGACTTCGATCACATTGATGTTACGGCATCCAAGGCGCTTCTATCCACGGATCCTTATGTCTATGGCTGTTGGGTTTCTCCGAGTGGCGACGGACTTAAGGCGCTCGTTAAGGTAAGCAACCCTGAGCGGCACCGCGACCACTTCCGTTCGCTTCGCACATACTTCGAGAAGACCTATGACCTAGAGGTAGACGAATCTGGAATTAACGAATCCCGAGCTTGCTTCGAGTCATACGACCCTGAGATTGTAATCAACGAGGAATCAGCTGTGTATGGTGGGCTATCTTCAGAGAAGTCTGAATCTCAGGTAGCTGTATCCAAAGCGGGGGTATACACAGACTACCAGAAGATTAACATCGCGTCTCGTTTGATTCGTCTCTGCGAGGACGGAGAGAAACACAGTACTCTGTTACGTGCTTCCCGATTCTGCGGCGGTTTGATAGCGGCTGGACGCGCAGAAGAAGATGAGGTCATTCGTGTTCTCACGCGAGAGATTATGAAGCGCGAAGTAGACGACGAGCAATTAGCACTACGTACTATCCGCGACGGCATAGAAGCGGGCAAGCTGCGTCCTATCCATGAGACCATGGACGAGGAGAACAAGATGCGCCGTGAGATGGCTATTAACGATGGTGACATGTCATTCATATCCTCGGACGATGAGGACTTCCGATGGATTGATGACTACGCTAACGGTAACATCGAGGTAGGTCTGGACACAGGCGACACCAGTATGGACGAGTTCTTCCGCTACAAGAAAGAATTCACTATCATCAATGGTCACAGCAACGTGGGTAAAACTACTATGGTGCTTTACCTCATGGTCAACGCTGCTATCCGTCATGGATGGAAGTGGGTGGTGTACTCCTCTGAGAACCGCACAGCAGCCCTGAAGAAAACGCTTATTCAGTTTGCTATGAACAAGAACGTAACTTCTATGAATCACATGGAGAGGAAGCGAGCTTATGAGTGGGTAGGAAAGCACTTCACGGTCATCAGCAATAAGCAAGTGTACAGCTACGGAGATATCATCGTATTCCTTGAGAAGATCCTTCGCCAACAAGAAGTGGATGCTGTTTTCGTTGATCCCTACAACAGCTTAAAGCTTGATATGGGAACTACAAACAAGAGCAGTCACGAATACCACTACGAAGCAGCTTCTGAGTTTCTTACCTTCTCTACGGCTAACAACGTAGCCGTTTGGTTAAACATGCATGCATTCAGCGAGGCGCAACGACGCAAAGGAGACGACGGATTACCCACGGCTCCGTATGCAGAAGACACCGAGGGTGGAGGCAAGTTTGTAAACCGTGCCGACTGCTTCATCACTATTCACCGAAAGGTTCAGCATCCAGACCATTCGCAACGCAGAATCACCGAGTTTCACGTCCGTAAGGTGCGAGACGTAGAGACAGGCGGACAGCCTACTGGCCTTGATGACCCTATCCGACTCGAAATGAATACATCTCGCACAGGATTTAGGGTTTGGCCCAAGCAAAATTTGCTCTTTGATGCTGTTGAACTGGAGGGTGGTGAGCAAGATGTAATAAATTTTCCTGTTAATACGTCGTTTTTAATGCAATA